GAATCAGTTTTTTGCGTCGTCGATTTCCTTTTCATCGGCCTGCTTCTGCTCCTCCTCGGAGAGCTGGCCGCCGATACCCAGCAGGGCCATAACAACGCGGGTGACATGGGCGAACTCGTCTGCGCGGGAGAAAACCTTCTCCGGCATCATGGTGACGTCCACGCAGTTGTAGTATTTCATCAGCTCCGGGTCGTTCAGCTTGGGGTATTGCAACGCCTCGACGATGATATGGCGGGTGGCCTTTGCGTTGTCGCGCTCGTCGCGGAAAACCACATTGCCGCCGCTGATATACGGATTGCCCTTGCCATCAAGCGCGATGCTCCGGGTGTGGTAAGCCTCGTTGATTTCACGAATGCGCTCAGAGGACAGGACCTTGACTTCGAGCTGAATAACCTTGCCGTTCTCGTCCTTGAAGCTCTCCGGGGCCGGAACGGTGACAACCTTTTCAACGTCAGATGCTTCGCGCATGAAATATTTCAGGTTCTTGCTCATAGCTTTTCCTCCAAAATAAAAACAGAGCCCCTCCGCCTTGGAAGGGCTCTGTACTCGTGTAGCCGACATGGATGCCGGTTACATCAGATAATATCCTTGATGTTGAATGCGATGGCGTCATCAACAACGCCGCTGCTCTCTGCGTCCAGCGCGGTCAGAGGCAGGTCTCCGGTCATAACGCAGCCGACGCAGGTCAGCACGTCAGAGCCGTGGGCCGCATAGAAATCCGAGTTCGCGTCATCCATGATGCCCTGAATAACCAGCTCCGGAGTCGCGCCAGATGCCAGATACTCTTTGATTTTCGTCTTGAGCCAGTTGGTCGTCCTGCGCCGGGTCATATTGCCGGTGATGGTCGCACCAATCCAGCGCGTGGAGGGCGTTTTCTCGCCGAGCTGGCGGCCGGTCCACGTTTCGGGCGTAAAGTTGACGGTCATTTTCACGCTGTCCAGAACTTCGACGCCGTCGATGAACGCATGGCCCTCACGGAGGCTGATGGGATTCTTGTTGTACTGCATAACTTACCTCCTGTTCCTTTAGCGGGTCTTGACGGTGAAGTACAGCTTCTCGGCCGAGTCCACAGGCTGGATGGCAACAATGAAATAAACTTCGTCGCCACTACTCAGGCTCTCATCGATATTAAAGTCTGCGTCATAGTCCACGTTCTTGATGGCCCCCATTTCCTCGTACTGCTTGAGGATGGTCTGGCCGATACCCTTCATAACAGACCAGCCCGTCGGACTATTGTCGTACTTGTTGGGCGGGAAGTTGTTCTGGATGGTCTCCTGAATGGAGTCCAGCACACGGATAACGCGGTTCTTCCGATAGGTCTTGTCCTTCGGCTTGTTGAAGGAAATGAGGGAGTTGATGTCGTATTCGATGATGACATTGCCCGCCTCGGAGTAGGAGAAGAACATCTCGCCGTTATTGATAGCAGCAATAGCTGCTTCATTATCCTTCGGGTCCACAATGCCGGTCGCGCCGTTGTACAGCTCATAGGTATTGGACTTGACACAGCTGGCGGCTGCCGTAATGCCTGCGATAAATGCGCAAGCCTCCGCGTGGGTCAGCTCCACGTCGTCCACAACGACCGAGTTGGTAACATTGATGACGCCCTCGTGGTCGGGTGTCTTTGCATCAGGCAGGACGACGTTCAGACCCTTGCCCATGCTGTCGCGCATATACTTGATTTTGGTGATAGCTGCGGTCTGGAGGGCCGTATCCGTAACGGGGAAACAAAGCGTGTTGAAGTGGATGCCCTCCATCTTATCAACGAACGCCGTCACGTCGCCGTTGGAGCCCGCTTTCTTTTCACCTCCGGTCAGTTTGAGGCCCGCAATAGCGGTCAGCTCACCAGTGCCGGAGAAAGTAACCAGCTTGTCATCGTTGGCAGCCTCCTGAAGTTCCTCGATAGTCTTAACACCCTCGTATACAGCGGTCGCATCTGCGTCCAGATATACGGTGACATCAAAGCCTCCGGTAGGGTTTTCGACGACCGAAACATGAATATCGTTACCGCGAGGACCACCATATTTGGCCTTTGCAGTAAGCTGTTCTGCCGTGCCAGTTGCGGCCGTGCCATCCTCCGTAATGTAGACGATGACCTTGGAGGCCTTTTTGAAAGCCTCACGAATAAGCAGCATGTGCTTCTCGGTCGTGTCGTACACACTGCGGCCGAGCTCCACACTGTAAGCATCCGGGGCTGCTGCCGTCAGGGTGATGGGCGTCTTGGCGGGGCCAAAATCGTAGCCAATCAGAGGCAGCAGCACGATGCCGCGTTCGGAGTTACCGACAACGTCGTTGCGCTCGCTCTCGAAGTTGATGTATGTACCCGGCCGCGTCTTGCCAGCCAGCCTATCGTATTTACCGCCTGCCATCAGACACGCGCCTCCTTCCCGAGCCAGTCATTGATATGCTGCTGCATTTCATTGACGGTGTATTCGCCGGTCATACCAGCCGTTGCACCTGCGAACGTGCTGGCCGAAACATGAAAAAGCGTCCGGCAAGCCTTTGCCAGACGCTCAATAGGGAACTTCTGCGCGGTCTGTGCCGCGCTCGCGTTCTTCTCTGCCATGCAGATACCTCCTATTCAGTTTTTTCCTCGGCCGCTTTGAGGTCGAGGTTGTAGTGCATCACCTTCTGGCAATCCACCCTGTTGTACGGACGGCGGCTGTCCCAGTGGAGTGTGAGCTGGGCCGTGCCTGTGTCCAGCCGTTTCACGCCTCCGGGGTCTTTGAGCCGTACTCCGCCTCCTACCGCTGCTCCCGCCTCGTCAATGAGCGGGACAAGCAGGCGGGCTGCGCAAATGGCGTTCAAGGCCGCTGCCGCGCTTGCGTAGGCGTCCTCGTCCGTGCTGGCGAAAAACTTGATGTACCAGTCATATTCCACCGCATAGGACGCGAACGTGTCGCCGAGAGGTGTGAGCTCCGGCTGCGGAAAGAAAACAGAGGGTACGACGAATCCCTCCGGGATGTCCCAGTAATAGGGCGTAATCCCGGGTACGGAATCGAGGATAAAGCGGATAACGCTTGCGATTTCCTGCTCTAGGGCAGCCATAGGTTTCACCTCACAAAAAATCCTTGAAATACTCGTCCAGCCAGCTCTGCAGCTTCTTTTCGAGCAGCTCCGGGTAGAGCTTTTCTAGGATTCTGATGGAGCTTTCCCAGTAGTGGGAGCCCTCCACCCATTTCATTTTTAGGACCATCCCGGTCTTTTCTCCCGGGGCGTAGATGAAGCGGTCCTTTCCGTTCGCCTTTTCCCAGTGTCCGGGAACGAATCGTCTCTCTATCCCTTTCGGGTTGGTCCAGTGGCCGTCATTTACGAACTTGGCGTACTCGACGTTCGTGCCGACCTCAAGGGTCAGGCCGTTCTCGTCGAGTGTCCAGACGTTCTCTCCGTCGCCTTTTTGGAAACTGTGGAGCAGCAGCCGATAGTCCAGCACGTTCCGGCGAACGATTTCATCTTGCAGAATGCGTAAGAACTCCATGCCGAGCCCTTCAAGAAACTTGTTCAGTGCTCGCTTAAAATCGCCCTGCGCGGCCTTTCCGAGCCGCTTCACGAAGTTTTCGAGCTCTACTGTGTCGAATGTCACCTGCGCCATTACAATGGCCTCTGTTGGGCTGTGCGGTATATCTTTACCGTCATGTGATGCCCTCGGATGTTTCGCGGTTGACCTGCGGTGTATTCGAGCCCTGTTTCGCTGCTGACGATTTTGTCGTTGAGCCTGATGTCCGTTCCTGCCGGGAGCGTGAGCTTTATGTCGCTGTCCATATCGTTCTGCGGTTGCTGCTGAGCGATTTGGATGGACGCGCTACGCACTCCGAAATGGCACGGGACTTCCTCGAGGTCCGGCTGTTTGGGGTATTTGAACTTGGGGGAGCCGGGGAGCCCGTAGCCGGGGCTCGTGCTCTCCTGCTGGGTGTGGTAGATACTGCAGCGATGGTCAAAGAAGTCCTCAATAGCCATTGGCTCAGAGGCTCCTTAACCGCATCGTGACACCGTTGAGCGGCTGCACGACGACGTAATCGTCCAGCAGGCTCTCCACGCCCAGTTTCCCGACGTCTATGATGCTGCTCTCTGCCGTGTAGGAGTAGTCGTCAAAGGTCTCGCTTTTGAGGCGGACTTTGGTCTGCTCAACGGCATTGTGGGCGTATGCCTCCGCGATAAGGAGGACCGCCGTCTTGACGTTCTCCGGGATTTCGGGGTATTTCTCCGGGTCGTCGAATCTGTTGTTGCAGT